CTAGCTGAGGAGTGATCTTGGGATCAGCGACGTCGGGATCGATCTCGACGTAGTAGCTACCCGTGCCGATCTCTTCAGCGATGAGCTTCCTTAGCTGCCTAATCGCGATCTTCACCTCAACCCTGTCCCCTTCTCACGTTGTGCCACGGATCCTTCGTCAGCTCCGGCATCTTGTCGAGCCAGCGGATGATCTGATCGATCGCAGCGTTGATCTTCGTCGTTGCATCGAGCAGCTGCTGCACGCGCTGTCCCGACTTCTCGTCTCGAGACAGTTGCATCAATGTCGTCAACGCCTCCTTGGCGTTCGTGTTCAATGGTTGCTTCGCAGCGTTGAGAGCCTTCACGAATTGGTTGATCGGCTTATCAACGCGCTCGCGTTCACTTCCGATCGACGTTGAGACCTCTCTAATCAGTTGCCGCAGCTGCCCTACCGTGATCTTCACAACATCCTCCACATCAAGCTTGCCTGATCACGGGTGCAGCTTGCACGACAGAACTGAGCTTGTCGGCGAACACGATCAGGTTCTTGTTGCCAACGCGCCGGCCAAGCGACTTTGCAGTCGGAGCCCACTTGTCGTTGATGTACGACTGCAGTTGCTCGAACGCAGATGCAAGCTTCTCAGCGTCGGCCGCCTGACCCTGGACGTTCTTGGGCGGCGCTTTACGCGGTGCATCGAGCTCGTCGATGTCTGCCTCATCGATCAAACGCTCGATCTCTTCGCGTATGAGCTGCCGTAGCTTCTTCTCTGTGATCTTCATCGTCTCCTCCGAGCGTTAACGCATCAACCTCTTGTACACGACTAGCACCATCGCAGCAACGTACTCTTTGAGTCGCCCCCGCAGCTGTGATAACGCAGCATTCGTTGTCTCGTCGACGAACGATTCCAGGTCTTCGATGCGCGCTGGAACATCGATGTCAGGCACACCACCGAGGACCTGGCTCAACTCTACGCCCTCTTCAGTAGGTCCACGAGCATCGAGCACGTCGAAGATCCACTGAGCGACGCGCGACGCCAGGACAGGCGTCTGCGCTCCTTCTAGCTCCCCACGGATAATCTCACGCAATTGCTCTTCTGTAATCCTCATCGGAAAACTCTCAATTGTCTAGAGCCACGACCGAGCTACCGGCGTCACGGTGTCTGTTGGATGTTGTTCGTCACCACGAAGTCGAGCGAGACGTACTCGATGGACTTCGTCGGCTGCACGTAGATCTTGCCGCGGATCGTGTTGTTCTCGATATCCTGTTGGGTCGTCGTCGACGAATCGATGATGACCTTGAACCGCTGCAGACCCGCCTGAGCCTGGATCCTCTGAAGCCGTGGAGTCACGGCGGCCGAGAACCGAGCGAGAGTCGCCGCTCTGTTCGCCTCGAAGATGATGGTCTGCGAAATCTCGCGAACCTGGCGCCTGATCTCGATGAGCAACCTTCTGACGTTCACCCGGTCAAGAGCAGAGGCCGCAGCCTGCAGTGTCTTCTGTCCCCACACCACGCAGCCACCCTTCGGGTTGGTGCCCGACTGGGCGTTGCCCGGGAAGGCGACGATCGGGTTGATGTTCACGTCGTACAGCGTGTCCATGTTGTCCTTGGACAACCACACCTTCGTCTCGAGCGCAGAAGCGAGAGCACCGCGGGTGAAGCCCGCCGGAGCGAACCACGGGTGGCCGAGAGCATCGTTCAACGCGAACGCCCCGAGCACCTGGACCGACGGAGGCACGACCACGTTGGTGTTCGTATTCGGATCGGTCATCACGATGTTCGGGAAGTACGCTGCGCCGAAGCTGCTGTCGATTGCGCGATCGCGGAAGTTCTGCGCCGTGTAAAGGACAGAAGGAGCAGTCGCGTCAGAAGTGACGAGCTCGTTCACGTTGTCGTACTCCTCGATGTCTGCAACATACAGAGCGTCGAAACGTAGCTGCACAGCGTCGAGCGCGGCGTCCGTTAGGACGTGGTGCCTGATGCCCGGGATCGCAAGCAACTGGATGTCGGTGTTCACGACGTTCTTCATGATCTCGAGAGCCTTCACGTAGGCCCGAACGCTCGGTCCTTCGTTCTGGCCGCGATTGGTTGCTTCGAGATCACCGGTCACAGCGTTGTTGTTCAGCTGCGACTCATCGGTGTTAAAGATGTTCACTCCGTCGAAGCCGCCCTGCACGACGAACGTGTACTTGACGTACTTGCGGTTGCCCTGCGTCAAGTCGTCCGGCGTCAGCTTCCTCGTCTTTGCGGCATCGTCTGGAAGGATTCCACCCTTGCGGACGTAGAAAGCCTTATCCCACTGTTGCGAATTCGCGAGGCCGTCAGAGCCGGTCACGATCCGGATGTTTTCGAGACTGAACTTGTTCAAGCAGAACCGATCAGAGTCGATCACTCCAAGCTCGGTGGTGTCAACTGCACCGGCGTTGTCTCCTTCCACGAAGTTCACGTTTGCGACCATGAAGTTCGGGAAGTACTTGACGAACGACTCCAGCGACTCGTTCTTCATCGTTGAAGCGTTCTGCATCGACAAACTCGTCACGTGCTCGAACTGCGCGCCCCAGTAGAGCAGCGGATTGACTGACCGCGTCGCGTCAGCGCCCGTTGTGATGTCTTTACGCATCGGCAGCGGCGGAGTCACAGCACGCTTGACAGCGTTCACGACAGTCAATTGCGATGCATCATCAACTGATGTCAATGGCATCGAGCCAGACGTCACCAAGTGGGCGACACCGCGGACACCGAACGGCAGAGCCGATGGATCAACAGCTTGTGTATCGACGCTGTCAGACACTTCAACCCTGACATAGTTCGAGGCATTCGCATAGTTGCCGTCGACAACGAGTTTCTGGCTGGCCTCCGCACGGTCGAAATCGTAGTACACGTGTGTGTCTCCGATGACCTTCGCGATGTACCGGTCTGACGAAGGATCCAACGAAAGACCACGCCACTGCTCGAGTGGAACGGTGCTACCGTCGCGATCGTTCCAATCACGGATCACAACGTCAAACTGGCCGTACTTGTATGCCGGATCTGAGGACGGTGCAATGTTCTCGATCGACACCTTGTAGAGCGTTGAGACTCCGGCGCCGGCGTCAAGCGCGTGCAGCTTGAAGAGGTCCACTTCGTTTCCGCCGAAACGCTGCGAGATGACCCACGGAGAAACCGCGTGACCGTAACGATCTTCGAAGTTCTCGTAATTCGGCACGGTGGCGCTACCGACGTTGCGGCCAAGAGCACCGGTCGTGATGAATGCGCAGGCTTCAGCACCGGTACGAGCTGCAAGCACGCCGCCCGAACCGTTGGCTTCGACGATGACGCCTGAACCAGTCACCGTCGCCGTGATCGGGTGGACGTCCCAATTCGCATAGAGGTAGTGACCCGCCTGCTGGTACTTCATCGGATCGGAGTTCATCACGTTCGCGAAGTAGTTCGGCGAAGTCATATCGAACGACGCCGTGATCACGTTTGGGTAGAGCGGATCAGTCCCGCGGTGGCCGTTGAGCAACACCACGAACTCCTGCTTCGCGACGCTGTTCTCCATCAACACGACCGTACCGGTGAGAGCACCCTTCGCCGTAGAATCAGTCGCAATGAGCGACGATGCGGGAGCAGAGCTGTCTCCGCCGTACGCAGCAGAAAGCCGCAAGATGACGCCTGATGCAGCCAAGAGGACGCCACGAATGATCGGCACCGCCGTGTTGAGGCCCGGTGTTACGCTGCCCGTGCCTTGTAGGCCGGCCTGGCTGAACACCGTCGAGTCGAGAGACTCTGACATGAAGCAACCCAAGAAGTACGTGCGACCGGGAACGCTCAAGCTGCCCGAGTTCGCGTACTCATTTCCAGCCAGTCTCCAGACTGGAGGATCCCGGGGTTGGTCCTCACCGACCACGAAACCAGCAGACGTGACCGCACCGGCAGTCGCGCCGTCCGTTTGCCTACGCCGGCCATCGCCGACGCCGAGCACTCTGAGGTAGGTGACAGCACGAGCATTGCGGAGCCATTCCGTGACGGCGAGCGGGCCGAACTTCTTGCCGTCAGTCTTGCCGAACTTGGCGTAGAAGTCTTCGATGCGTCCCACAGTGATCGGCACGAATGCCGGTCCCTTCAAGGCCGTACCGACGACGCCCGCGGGGACTCCGACCGGTTGTTGAGTCACTGGGCCCGAAAGGTCGATCTCCCTTGCGGTCACACCTGCACTACCGAACTTCAATTGAGCCATTCTTGTCTCCCGGTGCTATGCTTTCTAGTTGCTTCGATAACTATCGGAGCAACGACGCTTTCACGTCGATACGCCGGCCTGCGATCAGATGAACTGGACTCCGCCGTTCGTGATGATGAAGTCGATCACGATGAACTCGATGACTCTCGTCGGCACGACGACGATCTTGCCGTTGAGGCGGTTCGCTTCCTCGTCCTCCTTGGTGTTGTTCGTCTCGTTCATGACAACCTGGAACGTCTCGATACCGGAGTTCGCCTGGATCAGAGCAAGCTGGATGCTCGTGTCCGCGGTAAACTTGTTCCGCACCTCTGGCGTGTTCTGTTCGAACACGATACGTTGAGCGATTCCGATGACGATCCTCTTGATCTCTAGCAACAAGCGCCGGACGTTGACACGGTCGAGCGCAGACTTGTTGATTTGCAGCGTCTTCTGGCCGTAGATCACGTAGCCGAGTCGCGGGAACGTTGCAATCGGGTTGATGCGAGAGTCGTACAAGCGATCGCGGTCGCTGACGTTCAACCGCACTTCGACGTTAGTCACGAAGTCCAACGCTGCACGGTTGAAACCGGCCGGAGCGAACCACGGGTACGACACCTTGTCGTTGAATGCTAGCGCACCCAGCGCTGCGACCGAAGCGGGCACCTTGAGGCGCCGCTTGTTCGTCAGGTCGTCGATGAACACGTTCGGCCAGTAAGTCGCCTCGTAGTTGTTGTCGAGCGAGCGAGCGTCAAGAGCATTCGCCGTCTGATCGACGTCAGGGCGCTCGCGGTCATCATCGTACATGCGGCTAGCCGCATCAGAGTACGACGGGATATCCATGACGTACATCGCGAGACCGTAGTCCCTGACCTTCTTGCCGGTGTACTCCGCGATGAACGGTTCGCGGATCCCGGGGATCGCCAACAGGTTCGTGTTCACGACCATCGGATCGGTCATGATGTTGACAGCGGTCACGATTGACATGACGTTGCTGTTCTGTTGGCCGCTGCCGTTCGGATTCACGAGCATGCCCGGGGCAGTGTATGACGATTCTGCACCTCCACCCGCGTCGAAGGACGTCGCCTTGTCGTTCATCCTGCGAGCGTTCGCATCGAGGAAGTTCAATCCGTCGTATCCACCGTACATGATATTCGTGAACTTCGCGTACGGCGCGAAGCGGTTGAATTCTGCTGGTGTTGCTTTCGTAAGCAACGTTGCGAAGGTGATGCGTTTCGTGAGCACGCCATCGTTGATCGTGTAGTTCGTCGGATCGAGCCTACCGTTGCGGATGTACGCAGTCTCACGCATGTGATCGCCAGTCGAACCGGTGACGTCAGTGACAGCTTCGTTCGAGAAAGCGACTCGAGCGAGTGTGAACTTGTTGTTGTTCAGCACGTCCGCTCCAGATCCCGTCACAAGAGCATCTAGCTTCTTGATACCGACGAACTTCGAGTACGCGCCGAGCAGAGCATTCTTCTCTGACACGAGGTTGGTATTCAGAACGTTCGTGTTGCGCTCGCCTTTGACACCCCAGTAATACTGAGAAATAGCGAGTTCAGTCACACCGGGTTGACCTGGCCACAGAGCGGTCGTAGGTACTTCACCACGAGTGACCTTGTAACGGAACGGCAACGGAGGAACCAACGAGCCCGACAGCGCCGAATGTGCCGAGACGCCGAGAATACCGGCGAGACGCGAGATCAGAGACGATGGAGCTGTGTCGGTGAGCAAGTCGTTCGTCTTCAAGACTTCCGGACCGCGGAAACCAAATGGCATCGACTTCTGCGGCACGAGCTTCCTGTCGACCTGATCGTTCATCACAACGCGGATCAACTTCGAAACGTTCGGGTACTTGCCGGACATCACGATCCTACGTTCAGTCGGGATCGACGCGTCGAAGTTGTAGGTCACCTTACGGTCACCGATCACGCGAGCGATGTAGTTCGCAGCGTCAGGGTCGAGCGAGCAGTTCGGGAACGACTCGATGATCCTCGGGTTAGTGTCGGTGTCGCTCCAATCACGCACCTGCACAGAGAACGTGCTGTATGGGTACGACTCATCCTGCGATGCCTTGAGATTTGCGATAGAGATCTTGTACAGACGGTTTGCATACTCGCCGTCATCGAGAGCCTCGAACCTGAACAGATCGTATTCAGTCGTTCCGAACGGCTGCGAGATGAACCACGACGTTCCCGGCGTAGTGTACCGGGTATCGAACGCGCCATACACCTTGCGGAACTGCGTGCTCGGCTCACCGCTCGTAACCGACGTGTTGTTCGAACCTGAAAGAACACCGACGTACGCAGCAGACGCAACCTCATCATCGACAGCGTAATCGCTGTACAATACGTGTTGGTCCTCAACGAACCTATCGGGATCAGAGTTGAGCACCTTCGCAAAGTAATCGGCATCGGTCGGATTTAGCGACGCCGTGAAGATGCGGATGCCCGGGTTTTGATCGGTATTGTAGAACGCGTTACCGAGCGTCGAAGAAATGACCAGCTTGAACTTGCCTCCTACGACAGTGGCTGCGTCATCCGGCCCCGTCGCCGTGAAAGCTCCAACGGCGGATTCATCGCCGTTGAGCACCATCATCCGAGCACCAGACGCAAGCAGCACGGCACCGCGGATGAGGTTGACGGTATTGCCCGAGTACGAATCGTTGTCGGTAAACATCGGCATGCCGAACGCTTCGTTCGTCTGCAACGTGTGCTTCGCAGCCAAAAACTGCAGAGCGCCGTTGTGACGACCGAGAGCGTCGTCTGGAGCTGCGTTGCCTTCGAGCTTAAAGCCCGCATTCTTGACGCGACCAGTGAGCTGCGTCGTGAGGATGTCAGAGTCAGCTTCGTTCGAGCCGGCACCAAGGATCCTCAGGTACGTCAATGCATTGCGGTGCTTGAGGAACTCGTTCACAGCATACGGCCCAAAGCGCTTCGGGTCGAGATCGCCGAAGGTGTCCCTGAATTCACCGAAGTTTGCCAAGGTCACCGGCACGAACGCGGGACCCTTGTTCGCGGTACCGATCACACCGACTGGCACACCAACTGGGCCAGTCGGGGATGGGGCCGAAAGGTCGATCTCGCGCTCAAAGTAGTTCGGCGACCTGAAAGTTTGCTCTGGCATCTCGGCTCTCCTCTACGTAGTAGTTCGCTTGGATAAGTATTCGAAGCTGACTAGAAAGAAAAATGGTCAGCTGTCGACGACTACTACCTCTAAGCCACCGAGATCGACGACGTCGCTTACAACGACTTCACCCGCCTTATTCACAGATTTGATCCGAGCGTACTGCACCCGCTCGTTGCCGTGTTGATCTTTCGTGACGATCTTACGCCACCTTCTTGGGCGTCGGCCACGCGGATACGACTGCAACGCAGGATCGTGTGGATCTACTTCTTCTTCGCTGGGACCGACGTAGACTCTACCCCTGTTCGTGCGCCGCCGATCGCGGCGAGAATTCTTCTCTGCGTCAAGGGGTAATGTCGGATCATCTGCACCCAAAAATGGATCGTCAACAGTTGCCTGTTGCTTGTCCTCACCGACGTCGCGGACAGATGTATCAAACGAGACAAACGGGCAAGAGACGTAACGTTTGACAGGCACCGGTGCTGTGGGATCTGGACCCGCAAGAGTATACGCAGGCACCTTGATTGTGAACTTGTGCTTGAGGATCCTCTCTTGTTCCGACAACGTATCGAAGTTGTTTTCTGACGTAAACGCACCGTTCTCGACCGTCGCAAGGAACCAGTAACCCTTCAGTGTCTCGAGCTTCCATGCAAGGCCTTGGGGCAGCAAACTATTCACTGCGATCTCCAACATCTGGTTCATCTGTTGGATGTACTGAGCCCACATCGTCACTTCGTAAACGGCGGTGAAGAACCTCGGAACAGGGATCGTCAACGTCTCATAGATATTGTTGCGACGGTCTGCGATCATCAACCCGCCGATCTCAACTGTGGGATCCGTGCTCAGGCTACCTATCGTTCTGCCGGTCACTAGCTGTTGCTCGTCGTGCTCATCTGACGGTTTTACCGCAAGATCCTGTTGGTTCTTCAGGTACAGTTTGTTGATCAGTCGCTGGTAGTTCCTGTCCGACCGGTCGAGCTTACGCATGATTGTCAGCTCACCGGTCTGTTGGTTGATACCACGGCCGGTTACGTCCATCGCTGGATCTTGGTTTATCTCCGTGCGCACGATCGTTATCAATGGCAGGATCAACGTGTTCATCTTGTCGCGGATAGCACGGCGACGCTTGTTCAATGCCCACTTTTCGCCGGCCGCGAAGATGATCGGCACGGGCTTCTTACCGTCGCCTGCGTCGACGCTGAACGGTATCTCCTTATCGAACAACGTGAACAGCGACTTGTCGACATCCTCGATCCCACATGGCGGCACAAATAGCGGCGATTCGGGACCACCGACTGCTGTCTCAAGGCCCGGTACGTCGTAGTTCGTAACGCTTCGTGAGTTGAATCTAGTCGCCATGCTTCACCGATCACTCATCGTAGAACGACGATCCCTTGCCGCTGGGATCACCCTTCGGAGAAACCTCGCGGGGACCATCATCGGGTTTGTCCAAGATACCGTCGCGTTGCAGCTCACGCACATCATTCGTCTGCCCCTCGGCGTTCTCAACGAACCCGCGCTGCTGCACGAACTGCTCTCGTTTACCGTCGACATCGCTGATATCTGTTGCGCCAAGAAGAGGTGCCTTGAATTGGCTCTCACGAACCTTCGTTCCGACGACTTTCACGCCGTCGCGTTGATCAGCCATACCGTAGATGTTCTTAATAAACTGTCGCTCGGTGATCTCGTAGAAGTTGTTACTAAACGAGAAGTAATCGCCGATGTTGACATCGATCCCTTTCTCGACTAGGTCACGCCATTGAAAGAACACTTCGAGCTTGTACACTGCGTCTAGACCGAACTCACCGATCGTCGTGCCCTCGTGAAAGTTCGCATCCACGATCGCATCAATCGCGATCGGATTATCGTACACCTTGCGTAGAGCCTCCTCGTAGAGCTCGTGAGTCAGCGTCTTCGCCTCAGAGATCGGATAGTAGTAGATCTTCTGGCCGACGACGTCTTTAATGTATTCTTTGGTGATATCGCTGATGAACTTCAGCTCTCTGTCACCTACGAACAACCTGGGCATGCGTAGCTCCTAGTCTAAGTAGAACTACGCAACAAGAATCAGGAGTCCAAACCCCAACCGTCAGTATGAATCTCCTACACTACGCTTCCACTCAGCGCCGATACTGTCTAGTTCTTCTCTTGCTTTCTTGTACTCG